TTTCTTACCAGGTGATTTGATTTCGATATCTGGCGTTCATAGTGTAAACCCATTGTCCCGTGCTTCTACTGGTCAAAATATGCAGTTTGTTATTACTCAAGCTGCTAATTCTAGTGGTGGTGGTGCTGTGACAATTACGGTTTCTCCTGTAATTATCAGTTCAAATTCAAGTCCTTTGCAGAACGTGGATGGGCCTGTACCAAATGGCGCAACTGTTACGGTTGTTCCTAGCTATAACGTTAATGTTGCATATCCTGCACGTGCGTTAGATATCGTTTGCCCACCTTTGTATAAGCTTCAAGTTCCTTATTCATCTGTTGCTATTGATCCTGAAACTGGCTTGTCATTAGCAGTAACTCAGACTGGCGATATTTTGGGATATCAAAACTTGATGCGTATAGACATTTTGTGTGGTTTCTCATGGCATCCACAATATGCTGTGAAACTTCTTTCATAAGGACGACTTGAATGTCATTCCAAAGAAGTTGCCTCTATAACTCCAAAGAAGGTATGCGGGTAATAGAGGAAGACCAAGAGGAAGAATACAAACGCTTGTTAGATACAGGCGTTTGGTTCGACCATCCTAATAAAGTAAATGAAAAGAGGGAAGATTATGAAAAGCCGATACGACAACATGCCAGGAAAAGACGCGTCAATGGCGAAGACGAGACAAAATCGATTTGAAGCAGAACATAGTGCTAAGAATCAATTTGTTAAAAAAGTTCAAAGCGAACAGGCTATGCACGCAGGTCGTTCACCTAATCTGAAAGCTGAATCTATGGAATTCAGTTCATATATGTGCAATGACGGTGCCCATGCTCAAGAACTTGCTCGAAGTGTTACTGCTGGATTAGATAAAGTAGCGTTCCCAGTTAAGTAATGTGTCGATTAAATCGACCTAATTAAAAAATAGGTCGATTTCTTCCAATTTTATCGACATAAGGATATGTCGCATGGCTCAAGTTGTCAGGACGACTAACGATGTTATTGTCAATTCGTTATACCTATTAGGTGAACTTGGAGTTGGCGAAACACCTGATGGATTTATGCTCACAACTGGGCTTGATCTACTTAATGAACTTTTAGATAAATTTTCGTCTGATAGTATTTATATCCCATATCTTACTACGTTAAATCATCAATTTATTGTAGGAAAAGATACATATTCAATATCAGATATGATTCTAGGAACGGATATCACATCAGATAGAGTTGTTGATTTATCCTTTGCAAATTATGTAGTTCCTGGTGTTGGATTTAATCAAAATGCAAATCCTATAACTTTTAATTATACGGCGAGCGTATCTACAAATTTATTAACATTGTCTGGTTCAAGTACTGCATTTCCAACAGGAACACCAGTCACTCTACAAACTTTCGGAACAATACCGTCTCCTTTGGTTGCAGGAGTTACTTACTACACAATATTTCATAGTGCGACCACATTGTCACTGGCATTATCTGAATCTAATGCGTTGGCAAATATTCCAATAATTTTGTCATCTGATGGTGTTCCAGTAAATCAAATAACCACATTTCAAGGCTCATTGACGGGAGCTGATACAAGTCTTGTTTATCCCCTTAGAATCATCAATAAAGCAACCTATTGGGGTGTTGTCAGACAAACCAATCTTCTTGCAAGACCTGGTTTCATTTTCCTTGATAAACAAGCAACAGAATCATTCATAACAGTATATCCAGTACCAGACCAACCATATCCTTTTTCAATTCAAGTAAAGAGCATGATTAATTCTTTGGGTGCTCAAGATACATTAGGTGAATTGCCGCCGAATTATTATGGATTCCTTAAATATGCACTCGCCAGAAAGTTCCTAGCATATTACCCGTCTGGTAATTGGCCTCAACAAAATGAACAAGAATATAACGATTATTACGATACGTTTAAGAATTCAAACGAGACAGATTTAACGATAAGACCGTCTGTAATCATGACAGCACCAGAACCTTTCTATTGGCCTAATATTTTGAGCTACTAATGGCAGAGACACAGGATTATCCCATAGTTGGTAGTTATAATAATCAGCGTGTGACTTCTATAGACGCGGAAAGGTCAGTTAACGTCTTTGAGTATGTAGATCCCTTAGGTAAAAAGCCCAGGTCTTTGATTAATACCTCTGGACTCATTAATACAGGATTGGAATTTCCAGGAGCAAGCGGTGGTGCAAGAGGTCAATTCGTTTTTCAAGATAATGAGTATATTGTTTTTGGTAGTTCTGTTTATCGCATTACCGCTCTCAACTCAGTTTCACTGATTGGAATTCTTCAAAATACAGTCACAGGATATGTTGGTATCGATGCAAATACCTATCAAGTCATCTTTGTAGACGGAATAAATGGATACATTTGGGACACTATATCTGAAACATTTTTTATGATAACAGATCCCGCATTCCCAACTCAGCCGATAGATATTTGTTATCTTGATGGATTTTTTACTGTTGCTGATGGTAATACCAATAATTTTCAACTGTCCAGTTTCAATCAAGGATTGATTTGGGGGCCAGATAACACTGGGTCTCAAAGCACATTCACCATGGCGGGTGCTTCATCTCATATAGTAATTAGTTATTCTAGTGGTTTTTCTATTAGTAATTATCAAATAGGAACGACGGTTGTTTTTTCTGGTGGTAGTTTACCGGCAGAATTAGATCCGACTAAGACGTATTATATTCAAGATATTATTAGCTCAACAACAATTACTGTTTCTGCGACTGACGGTGGTACTCCGATAACTTCTGCAGCGGGCGGTAATGGAACATTAACTAATAATGGTCAATTGCAATTAGGGTCAATAACAACTCATCCTGGTACTATTGTTGCATGTCGAACTCTACATAGAAGATTGTTCTTATTTAGTCAATTCTTCACAGAAGTTTGGGAAAACGCGGGTGTTGGTACAAATTTACCTTTTCGTAGAAATAACTCTCTTTTAATGGAATATGGTACGCCATGCCCTGCAAGTATATCGGTTAGTTTTGACATGATGGCATTTGTTTCTCAAAGTCGTGATGGATTGGGTTCTGTCATGCAAGTCATAGGTACTGAATCAATACCTATCAGCACAAGAGCATTAGATTTTGCATTAGCACAATATGCAGCTTCTGATCAGATAGCAGATTGCACCGGGTTTTTAATTAAAGAAAATGGTTTAATTTTCTACAGAATGAATTTTACAGAGGCAAATCACACATACGTTTATAATGTAACTTTAAGCAATCCTCAATCTGATGCAACAAAATTATGGCATGAAGAAGAAGTATTGAATGGTGACAGACATCCTGCGCAGACACATGCTTATTTTAATGGAATGAATTTCGTAGGTAATTATGATGACCCTATTCTTTATCAATTAGATCCTGCGACTTATACCAATGATGGTGAAGCTATTCGTAGAATGAGAATTACTAAAGCAATCGTACCGCCTGGTTATCAAAGAATAAGAATCGACAGACTGCAGATAGACCTTCTACAAGGTCAAATAAATCCTAATCTTAATAATTTGTATGTTTTTCTATCCATATCAAAAGATGGTGGACAATCATATGGATACAGCATTCGCTCACCCATGGGAAATGTTGGTCAAAGAACCTATAGGACGCTTTGGAGAAAATTAGGAGTTATACCTAGAGGGCAAGCATTAGTTTGTAAATTTGAATTTTATGATGATGTTCCATTTGTGATCCTTGGTGGATCATGGGCTTATGAAATATTACCGGAGTAATTATGTCAAATGACTTTGATGAATTCCCGATAAATGATCCATTAATTAAAAATGGATCAAATAAAATGTCAGAAGTATGGATTACTGTGATGACGACATTTTATATGAATCTCATAGATTATTTATCACAATTCGGTATATTTGTGCCTAGAATAACAACTAAACAAAGAAATAGCATACAAAGCCCAACAGAAGGGCAAATGATATATAATACTACGTTAAGTGCACCACAGATTTTCCAGACAGGAGTTTGGAAAACTTTTACCACTACATAAGGATGTGTAGTTATGTCAATGAGCGGCGCTAGTTTTGGTCAAGGTGGACAGGGAGGTGGATTACCTGGTCTAGCTGGAATATTTGGTGGTTTATTTGGTGATTCTGGAGCACCTTATAGTCGTGCCATGGATCAGTATCAACAATATGGCCAACGAGCTGAAAACGTTCAGAATCCATTTTTACAAGCCGGAACTGGTGCCATTGATGACTATCAAAAATGGCTTCAATCCATGCACAATCCGTCTGGTTTTTTAAATAACTTGATGGGTCAATATCAAGAATCTCCCTGGGCTAAGAATCTTCAACAGCAAGGAATGAGAGCAAATACCAACGCAGCATCTGCTAGTGGATTAATTGGAAGCACTCCTTATCAACAACAGGCACAACAAAATGCTTACAACATTTCCAGTCAAGATATGGGAAATTGGCTTCAAAACGCATTAGGTATAAATACTCAATATGGAGCAGGCCAACAAAATCTTATGAATCAAGGGTTTAATTCTGCCAATTCATTGACTAATTTATTTGGAAATCTTGGCGAGCAAATGGGTAATGCTAAGTATGGTCAAAAAGCTGCTCAGAATAATGATTTTATGAATCTTCTTACGGGTCTATTTATTGCTTAAGGGTTGATTTATGCCATTGCCATTACCTATTCAATTTACACAACAGCCAGGTGGAATTGCTGGAATGTATAATGCTTTGCGTTCTGGACAACTAGAGAATCAAAGTAAGGCAATAGAAAATCAATACTTACCATTAAACTCTCTTGCTAAAGCAGCTTCTCAATTGGCATATTCCAGTTTAACTGGGCCACAATTTATCGCAAAATTAATGGGTAATGAATCAATTCTTGCTAATATGCCTGATGAACAAAAGAAAGCAGCGCTATCTATGCTATATAACGCTGGATCGAAACCAACATTACAATCAAATGCACTAAATCAAGTTCCATCATCAGAAAATCAACAACCAACGAATCAACCATTTTCAGAATTTCTTGTGAATAAATTGAAAAATGTTTTTGGTAGTTCTTCTGAATCGAAAGAACAGAAACCACAAAATCAAATGATTATGACTGCCGGCGGTATTCCAGTAGTTGCGCCAACACAAGATATAAATAAGATTAAAGATCTTTCAGAAGGACAGTCTTACACAATTCCACTGTCACAAGGAGAAGGACAACAAAATAGCAGTTATGCTGAAAACACAGGAAAATACAAAGGAATAGTTGCCGAAGATACAGAGTCAGGAAAAATACGAGCAAAAGATATTTCAGATTTGAATAATAATGTTATTAATGCTGAGAATAGTCAGACGACGTTGGATAGTTTATCTAAAATAGTTTCTTCTCCTGCATTCGAACAAATAAGAAGTACACCTTTAGCTGGTCGGCATGAGTTATCTTATTATTCAAAATTTGGAACACCAGAACAACAAAATATGGTTGGTCAATACTATACATTAACAGGACAAATAATTAAAGATAATGCTAGAGATTTTGGCGGCCAATTCAGGAAAGGTGAACAACAATTATTGGAAGGAATGAAAGCAAGTCCTTCTGATACCGTAGATGTAGCTAGAGGAAAGATAGAGGCTCTATCATTTATGAATAAAATGATGATGCAACGATCAAAATTAGTATCAAATATAATGAGTGAAAAACATATTAATAAATTACAAGCATTAGAAATCGCAGATAAACAATTAAATGGTGATGAAATTCGTCAACAAATACATGATAAGTTAAATCCTACAGTAACTATTAGAAACAAAAAAACTGGTGAAACAATGACTATTCCTTCTGGTGAAGCTAGAACAAAGTATGGAGTAATGCCAAGTGTCTGATTGGGAAATAGTATCAGATAGTAAAAAAACTCCTTCTAAATCTTCATCGGATTGGGAAATGATTTCTAATGCTCCTATTTCAAGACAGCAACAACCCAAAGAAGGATTACTCACAGCAGAATTTAGAGCGCCATTTAGAATAAAAGAAGACATTGTAACAAGAGCTGTCAATTTCTTAAAGGGTCTTCCTAAATACTATGAGTCTGCAAAGACAGAAGTTCCTGGTGTTTTAAAAACATTACGTGACAATCCTTCACATGCTTTAGGTCAAGGAGTAGCTGGACTTGCAGAACAAGGACAGAATGTTTTCAATCTTCCTCATGATGTAATAAATTATGCAACCAATCGTTTGAACTTATTTCCTCAATCAATCAATGAAAAAGTTCAAATGGCAAGGATGCCAGAATCAGAAGAACAAATTAACAAGACATTTGGACAGCCACAATATCCAGGTGAAGAATTATTGAGAGGATCGGCGCGTAACTCTATTAATGCTCTTGGTACTGCTGGTATTGCTAAAACATTAAATCCTTTAAATTTAACTTCTAAGAGTATTGCTAATGATGTTTTAAAAACAGAAAAAGAACAAATCAAATCGCATAGTAATAGATATAACCAAATTTGGAATCAAGCCGAAAAATCTGGTCATAACCAAGTACCAATTGATGAAAAATTACTATCGAATAATTTAAGTACAATTGAAAAATATAAGACACCTAGAGAATATAAATCATTAAAAGACTTTATGGATAAACCAACTTTACAAAATGCCCAAAAAGCACAAAGTGATATGGGTATCATGCACAGAAAATTAGAAGAAAAATCCAGAAATAGCGCTCTTACTTCTGAAGAGTTATCACTTTATAACGCGGCTAAGAATTCTGAAAAACATATAGAATCAAATATGTTTAAAAATGAATCAGGCGATATTAATAAATCATTACAAAATAAGTATAAAAAATTGACAAAAAGTTATAGAGAAAACGTGGTTCCTTACAAGTATAACTCTGATATTCAGGCATATAAAAATAAAGAGATGCTGCCAGAGGAATTGATCAATTCACTATCCAGAGGTGAATTTGCAGCTAAAAAAGGATGGGCACATCCTGCGTTAAAAATAAGAAATGCAATCATCCCTACAGCCAAAGGAGTTGGTATATTGGGTGGTGCAAATTATCTTTGGAACGAAATGATGGGAAACAAAACATTACCTGAAACAAAGTAGTAGAATAGTTTATCAATATCACAAGGACGTGATAGAAATGACGATATCGTACACGCTTGCGCCGTGTCCAAAATGGTACATTGCTGATTTGACTGGTTTGCCTTTAGGCGCTGGTTATATGGCTACTTTCAGTTCATTAAACCATTCTATTCAGAAATTGGTTTATGAAACAGCCGACAATAGCACCCCATGGCCATACATATCTATTCCCAATCAACCAGGAATAACTGGTATTTTATTCGATGAAAATGGTGCACAAGGCCCATTTTATTGGAAATCTGACACTTCAAATCCCACAGATAATTATTTCATAGAAGTTTATGATAAAAATGGTGTATTACAATGGACAATAGATGATTTCACGCCTCCTGGAGCGGGTGGAGGCGGTGGTGTCTCTGTTGTAAATATACAGAATCTTATTACTAATAATGTAATGTGGCGTAATACTGGGCCTACAGCAATCAGCGCTACGCAATTTATGACATTAGCACCTGGTTCACATGCAGGACTTGCATTAACACCTGCTCATGCCGGGCCTGATATTGTATTCATAAAAAATAATACATCAGCTACAGATACAGTGGCATTTCCAAAATTTACGCTAGGTGTAGTTCCTTTTGCACCCGATGTTACTCCAGTTGATTATTTTGAATACAATTGTACAGTTGCTGGGTCTGCTGAAACTTCAAAAGTTATTCAGTTTCCCATTACGAGAAATGTACAAAATTTATCTGATCAACCAGTCATTGTAACTGTATGGGCGCGTGCTCTTGGTGGTAGCGGAAAAA